TTGATTTGTCATGCCTCAATAATACACAAGAATGATGATTGTGCAAGCCGCCAGCCCCTGCAAAAAGATGCATCGTTTTCATGTTGACCCCTCATAAATCGTCAAACTACGGCAGCAGCCTTTCCGTGTACCGCGTATCCTCATGATGCAGCTTAACATGGCTCGCGCTACCGATGCCGCTTTCATCCTCCATTGACACCCTGAGGCAGCGAGCGCATAGGCCGTGCTCGATGGTGTGCGTTTGAGCGTCGCATGCTTGGCAGGTTTCAGTTGGCATCTTGCTCATCCTTGCGTTGGGGGTGGGTGTACAGAGGCGTGTCGTAGCCGCCCTCTTCGCGCGAGTATACAGCTCTTCTACACCCCTCTTTATCTTTTTTAGCAAGCATCACCTCAAGGCTCATTGCGGGAATCCACGCCACAGGCTCTTGCTCCTGCTCTGTGGCTAGGGCTTGGCGTAGCCTTTTTAGGGTGTAATCCTCTACACGAAGACCTCGCGACTTGTGCGCTTCTAGCACCAGCTCCGCCGCTTTTCTCAATTCACTCATCGCTGTTCTCCTTTGGTGCGTCAATGCGCTACCGTGATTGCATTACGTTAAAATAAGATGAATCCAGCAGGGGGGAGACTCTGTTCGGAGAGGGGAGGAAACCTCACAGGCTCAACCCCCCCGCTGGAATAGGGCCGCCCTGGGGCAAGGGGAGGGGTACGGAGGGTGACCCCAGAGCGGAACTATTCATGCTGTTTTTTTGCGAATCTTTGCGATCAACTCATTCGCATCGGCTTCGGCTTCCAGCACTGATTTTTCAAGCATTGCGATATATTCATCATCGCGCTTAACTGTAAATAGAAACTCTCGCTGTTTTTCATCCTCCAGTCTAGGGTCATACGAATAGAAATCACAATACTTTCTATCAGTACACCATAGTTGCCCCTGTATTTGCGGCAAGTGTTCTTCTTCCATTCCATCAAGCAATCGCAGCAGATGAATCTTAGTATCTTTCGGACATTTCATCTCGCGCAATCCATCGACTCCGACAAAGCCATCCGGTGACGCGCCGACAAAATCATACTTCTGATGCACTACAAATGGAGCAGGAACCACGATATTGCCAGTTGATATTTCGTATTGCCTCTCAGCATATGGCTCGCACTCTCTTCCCCATCTTAAAGATGCTGCATCAATCGAGTCCTTGCATGTTCCGGTAAGCCTTTCGCATACAACTTGCCAGATAAGATTATCCCATGATGCAAGCTTGCCGCCTGTCTTTTTGTTCCGCGCCATAAGATCAACAAACTTGCTTCCGGTAAACTTTCCGGCACGCGCAAGGAACCACTCTGGGCTGCGCTGTTCATACGCGCTCATTCTGGTGCATCCTCATCATCCCAAGGGGTTTCACCTAGAGCCTCTGAATCATCAACAATGGATGCATCCTCTGTGACTTCTGCTGCCATTCCTTTGATGCGCTCATGTTCTTCTGCCCCTAACAGCTTGCGGCCATCAGCGCCAATATCCTTGAATGCCTTTGCGTATCCATCAATACCATTATTGAGTGCGATTTGCTCAAGGTCTGCAATCATATCGTTGCGCTTGGCTTCATCTTCTGGAGATACATCAACAGACTGTGCCTTATTCGCCGCCTCAGTAGCCGGAGATGCGTTTACATACTCCTGGATGTCTGCTAACCCCTCATGCTCATTTAAGACGCTTACAGCCTCGCTCAGTCGCTCTGTCTTGGGCCAATACTTTGAAGCACGCTTCACGCATGTTTTGCGAATCATCTCGCCCTCATCGGTTGCCCAAGGCCCAGAGCCACCTTTCACCCATGCCTTGCTTCTGCCGCGAATCTTGAACACATCCTCAGCGGACATGGTTTCGATCATGTCGCCGCCTTCTTTCAGGTGTGCGACACAATAGACACCTATGACCTTGCCACGTTCTTTGAAAGGGTCCGGCTTATGCGTCACTCGTTCTACCGTGCCATGTTCCACCTCGAAAAAATCATTCTCATGCACAAGCTGGCAATTCACCTTCAAGACCGAGCCGCTATCGGTGGCAATCTTAATCAGCCCCATGTATGAAATATCAAGGCATACCTTTCCATCCCTCGGCACAAGGTAAGCCAGCTTCATTGCAGGGTTTAACGTGATGCCACACAAGGCCACATTGCGAACAGCATGAGCCAAGGATGGAAGCATGTTTGTATTCTGTAACGCTGTATTCTTTTCGCAGATTTGCAGCGCAAAGTATTTTTCACGCTCAAAATCCACAACACAATCATAAATGCTTGTGAATGAATCCTTTGCCTGTTGAATTGCTTGCACGTATGTTGCAACTTCATTTGCCATATCCTCTCCTTTTTAACACTTACGGCTGGCGGCTGGCTGGCTCCTATAGGTACACCCTAATAATGGGCTGTAGCAACACCATGCTTCTCAGATACGGCCATGCATAGCCGCTTGTCCATCACATATACCAACCGCCATGCGTAAATGTGCCAATCGCGGTAATCCATGCTTCTTTTCTATCCGTACTCCCGGTACGGTATCACATGGTAGAGTGAAGTCCCTCGCTCAAGTTTTATTTACCCCTTGGCTCTGCGCTGGCTAGACGCAGCGTAAATGTGCCGGTTACATTATCCGGCGAAGATGTAGGCCTCCCGTTCCCAGGCGTTCAATTAATCTGTTGATGTTCATTTCGCATGACATTGAACATTCGTCGGCGTGCCCATGACTTGTTTTTCTCAAACCCAAAGAGAAATGCTCGATCTGAACCAACAAACCAAGCCCACACACCTTCAGGATAGATGTTTGCAGGTTCGACGCATGACACTGCACCGTTAATTGCGATGTTTTTTCCATCATTATATCGAGATGGGCCATGTATCGCGGAGATTATAGAGAAAACTCTGGATGGATTTTCCGGTTCTACTTGATGTTTCATTTCTTCTCCTGTTTCAACAGATTAATTGAATACCTGGCCTCCCGTTCGCTATCACGCTTTGCCTCGATGCCCTTTGCTTTAAGGCGGAACTATTTAGCTGGCATCTTCCCCGCCGTTTCTTTCCCGAAAACTATCCGTGAATCATTAACATTCAATGAAGCCTTTTCCCGTAGCAATCGCTCCATCGGCGGCGGCGGCAATCTCGGCGCATCTTCGCGCCGGTTGAGCCATGTTTTACCAGTCGCCATTTTTCATCGCGCATAAAGCGTAAACGATCACAGCAATAGCTAAGGCATCGACTGCGTACCACATCACGCACCTTCCTTCTGTGCGTCTGGTAGCGGCATCCAGTGGGTTGGATAGCTTCTTGCGGGTCCATGATGACATTCATGCTCGTCCCAATTCGCTGCCCACACATATATACCGTCGGATAGCAATACTGGAGTTCTGTGCTTGGCTGGATTCTTCCCTATGCCAATTCGTGTCCATCTCCTCTCCTCACTCAGCGCAATGTAGGCGGCTGCTATCTCAGGGGCGCGAGCGATTAGGGCGACATTGGCTTCTTGCTCCTGTTCACCATCGGGCCCGTTTGTAGACCATACTTCAACCCAGTCGTTGTTTAGACAATGGTGTATCGTCGCAATCGGGCCTGCGTGACAGTCATTCCTAGACTCCCACCAAGGCCCATCAGTCGCAGCCTCAAGCAGCTTATTCACTTCATCCGGCGCTATCATCACGCCACCATCCTGTAATACCATACGCGATCAGAACTCCGCGTTTCGATGGTCAGACCGTTGGCCCTTAATTCGCTCACAGCTGCCGATACTGCACAGATGTGCGCGGAATACATAATGTCCCTTGTCGTATGCCAAAGACCATCCTTTGCCAAGTAGTCACGCACCCTTTGCAGCCGTGGTGATTTCTCAATTCGTGCGTGTCTCATAATATCCCCTTTTTTCTCTTTGTGAGATAACGTCCATCACTTGTCTTGATTCTGCTGCTGTTCATCTCACCCTCCAGTATTCAGCCATAAGCGTTGCAACTCGCCACCTCACCCATACGCGCCATTGTTCATCGGTCATGTCTGTGATGTTCATGCCTTCTCCCTCTCTTTCATCATTGCGTCTGCAACTGCATAAGAAATGCAAGCTAGGTCGTCATTACCTGCTGCGCCTCCTCCGTTCTCCGCAAGCATTCCTTGCAAGGCCGACATAGCAAACTGGTCGCGGAGTGTTGTTGGTTCTACAGAGAATGCGTAATGTTCTGATACTGTAACACATCGCTTAGAGACTTCTAACTGGCTCTGCATCAGTAGCCCATTTTCTTTCCCGACTCTGATTGCTTCGTCCAGTTGGTTAAACTGATTAAGCGATTGCCTCCTTACGCTCCTCTCTCTAATTCTAGTAATACATTTCATCTCATCTTCCCCCTTATCTCTGCCGCATTCTCACGGTCGATGATGCCGCTCGCACACTCCGCGCTATCGTCCGGGCAATCGTCAGCATGCTCGGCTTCGTATTCTTCGCGCAGCATTTCCCACAACTCATAGCACATGCAGTTCCACAGGTTGCAGATTGCTGCATTCTTTCTTTCCCATCTCAGGCTTGAAGCATTGAACTCATTAGCCTGGTTTACCATATCCGCGATAAAATCATCGCTCTCCCGCATTGCCGTGATTGCCTCGCCGGATTCGATCCACTCTCTTAATGTCGGGAAACTCATAGCGTGCCTCCAGTGATAATCAGCGCCACGACATAGCCCCACGCCAGCAAAAGCGCGAACCCTGCTGCTGTCACTGTAATGTTTCCGTAGTGTATTTTCATATTTCCACCCCATTCATTCTCAATATCTCGTCCAGAATGTTGGCTTGGGTGGGCGGCTCATTGAAGAAGTTTTCTCCAACTCCACCGTGTTCTGGATGGTCGTCATATCCTGATAACTCATGCATCACCTCTGGAAACTTCAGCAGGATGGCCGCGAATTGGGCGAGGCCAACCTCATTGTCCTTATACGGTTGGACTTCTGCTGTATTACTTTCGGAACCATACGGTCTATATGCTGCTTTGACTTCATAAGGCAACCAACAGATACACCCTTGGGTTCTCCACCCCATTAACTTAGCAAGTGCAAGGCTCTTCTCTTGTTCATTCATGCCGTCCACATCTCCTTTAGCGCCTTGAACCGCGCTGGCGTGATCTTGTCGAAGCTGAAGGCCAGCTTGCCGCAGATGAAAAAGTCTGCTGAGCCTTCGTAATATATTGCGCTGTATTTCTTCATTTCTTAATCCCCTTTTAATCTTCCGTTTATATTTTCCAGCCATGTCCTTACATGAATTGATACTCAAACACGGCTCCATTGAGCAACTATCGCAGGCAATCGGACTATCCGTCAGGGTGCTTAAACTGGTGCAGGACTGGGATAGGCCGCTGCCTATGAGATATTATCGCAAGTGATAGCAAGCCAACGCTGCTTTTCGCTTTCAATGTCCTCAATCTTCACATGATAATCGGCGCGAACCTTTGAAATACGATTGTCGAAGGCTGCAATCACCACCTCTGTTTTGTTCTCCGGCATTGTGAAAGGAACATCCACCTCAACCACTATCGGCGAATCCGCATCAACCACACAAACGCCATAGTATTCTCCTATCACATCCTTAGAGTAGAAGAGATGAAACTTCACACTGCCGTCGCTTTGGATGTATGGGTAAAACTTAACTGTCTGTTTCATTGTAAATCCCCTTATCGGCCTTCGCCGTTGATTTGCGAACTATGCGCCCGCTGGAAAGCAATGTCAAGATAATATTTGACTTTAATTGTATAGCCCCTATAGTTCTGCTATCTGATGGAGGTTTACTATGGAAGAAATGAACGATTGTGTTGACCGGCTGGCAAAGCATTTTGAACAGATCAACATGGAGAAACACATGGTTAAACTGCTGACAAACGGCAGGACGCTACAGGAAGTTGCAGACTTCTATGGCAAGACAAAGGCCAGGGTGCAACAGATTGCAAAGGCCAACGGGCTGAGCCGGAAAGATATTGGCGCGGCGGTGAGAAAAGCGAAAGCGGCGAAAGAGTAGGCCGCGATGCTTAAAATACGAAACTGGTCAAAGTGGCAATCATACCGCTCTGATCGCGGACAGCCGCCGTGGATAAAAATACATCGTGAGGTTTTGCGTAACCCTGAATGGGTATCTTTAACAGATGCCCAAAGAGGTCAACTTTTGGCTATGTGGATTCTTGCGGCTGACAAAAACGGCGAGCTTCCAGAAAATCCAACAGTTATCAAAAAACTCTGCTATATGGATTCTGAGCCATGCTTGAAAACCTTTATAGAATGCGGATTTATTGAAGGTGACGCCAGTACGACGCCAGTACGACGCCAGAGTGACCAACCAGAGACAGAGAAGAGACAGAGAAGAGGCAGAGAAGAGAATAATCAACCTTCCGCGCTTTCGCGCTTCGATGAGTTTTGGAAAGCATACCCGAAAAAGAAAAACAAAGGCCAAGCTGAAAAAGCATTCAAGCGCATAAACGGAACTTCTATTGATACGCTTTTATCAGCGATTGAATTGGCGAAGAAGTCTCCAGAATGGACAAAGGATAACGGTAAATATATTCCATACCCTGCAACATGGCTTAATGCGAAGGGGTGGGAAGATGAACTAGACGAGCCTGAACAGCAGGGCAGCGGACTGAGGGTACTATGACCACAGAGGCAATATCATACGAGCATGCAATTATCGGTGCGGCAATCCTGGCGTGTGACAAGCACGGCACGGTTGATCTTGAGCCTGCCGATTTTCTTGACAAGAAACTTGCAAAGGTATGGGAGCATATCCGAAAGGATGCGAGGATAGACAACACTTCACTATGCCATGCTTTCGGTGATGAATACATTTCCGGCATGATTGATCATATCAACACTACCGTAACCATTTACACATTGGCGGCAAAGATTAGAGATTTTGCATATCGGCGCAGGCTTGGCGCATCATTGCAGAAGGCGGCAACGCTGGCCGGCACTGCCAACATATCAGAGCTGGCGAGTTATGTTATGTCGGCCATTGATAACGCGCCGGTAGTTACAGAAGCAACGCATATTCGCGAGTTTGCGGTTGAGGCATACAATAATATCGCAAAGGCTCACGAGACAGGGAGGCCGGTAAACTTCATCCCGACTGGATTCATCGACTTTGATTCAAAGATCGGCGGATTGCAGAAGGATGGATTGATTATCGTTGCTGGCAGACCGAGCATGGGTAAGACAGCTTTCGCGATGGGTATTGCTCGTAATGTTTCCAGCACAATGCCAGTGCTAGGTATGAGCATGGAAATGTCCGGCGAACAGTTAGCCATGAGGATGCTTGCTGCTGAAAATGGCGTGGACCTGCAAGACATGATGCAGGGAAAACTTGTATCGAATGACTGGCGAGCATTGGCCGATGCATCTGGAAAAATGGCAGAGACAAACCTTTTCATAAATGAGATACCGAGGCGAACAATCAGCGATATATCGGCAGAGGCTAGAAGGTTTAAGCGAAAGCACGAATCGCTAGGGTTGGTTGTGATTGATTACCTTGGCCTGATGGATTTGCCGCAGCGCGATAACATGGTGCATGCTTTGAGTGAAGTAACCAGGCAATGCAAGCTATTGGCAAAGGAGCTTCACGCGCCCGTCATGTTATTGTGCCAGCTTAACCGGAAACTTGAGGACCGGAAGGATAAGGCTCCAATGATGTCAGACCTTCGAGACAGTGGCGCGATTGAGCAGGACGCGGATCAGATTATCATGCCATTCCGCCCTTCGGTTTACATGCAACCTCCGGCCCAGACGGCGTCTCCAAAGGTTTTAGACGAATGGGAAAAGGCCGAGGGTATTGCGGAGATTCGAGTGGTGAAGAACCGCAACGGGCGTACTGGAGTTGTGATGATGTCATGGATGGCAAAATGCACATCGTTCAGGAATATAAAAGGAGGCTTCGATGATTAAGCTAGAGGATGTATTGCTGGAAGTGATGGCCGAGATTGAGCGCAGAAAAAAGGAAGCGGCAAAGGGGAAAGGAAAATGAGCGACATCGCCGGAGACTGGAAGGATTGGGCCGAGGTACTAGTGGTGCGCTTTGATGATGCTCTACCCAATTGCCGGATGTGTACCGATTACATCATTGCCTGCCATGCCGAGTTCCCAGATATTCCCGCGAGGAAGTTTCACAAGTTCATGGCTCACAGGTTGCAGAGTTACCGCCGGAACAATTAATGATAATTTAATCTTTCACCATGATGATACGCAAAACGTAGGATGGAAAAATGGATAAAAACAACAACACTGGCGACTGTAACGTAGGCCACCAAAACACTGGCAACATGAACACTGGCAACCTGAATGCTGGCTACCAGAACACTGATTTAATTGAGGTGAATATATGGGGAAAATAGATAGTTTACCGATTTGGTTTTGTGATAGGTGCAAGGCCGAGCGCATGGGAAAATCGTACCCTACAACGGAAAGTGATAATTGGGGGAAGTTAAAGATCGACCAGAATGCAGGGTTTGACTGCCATGGAGCACCATGGGCGCAGAGAATGAGGGAGCCGTTATTGCTGTGCGGGGGGTGCTTAGAAGAAGTGATTGCCACCATAAATAAATGTCTCGGCTTTGAGGTTGAACCTGGCGTACACAGCGGATGTGACAAAAGCGGTGGGGATTGCCCCGTTTGTAATAGCTAACAAGGTGGTTAAGTGATGGATAAGCACATCGGAACATGCATTGAGTGCAAGGACTGGCCGGTAGCGTTAGCCCCGTCAGGCATGTGTTTACCGTGCGACAAGCGCCACGCTGATAAAATCAGATTGAGGGAGCTTGCAAAACATAGCTCAGAATGAGGTAAAAACAGAACAAATTGAACTGATAGGAAAGGAGCAATAAATGCTAAATAAGGCAACACTGATCGGGAACTTAGGCAGCGATCCAGAAACGCGCTACATGCAGGACGGCACATGCGTCTGCAATATCCGCATTGCCACTACCGAACGTTTCAAGGACCGCAGCGGCGAGCGCCAGGATCGCACCGAGTGGCACCGCATTGTTCTGTGGGGCAAGCTCGGCGAGATTGCCAACCAGTACCTGCGCAAGGGCTCTCAGGTGTATATCGAGGGCAAGATC